GGAAGAAAGTCACGAATCCACACTTTCTGCGTTGCTTCGTGCAAACGGTCAACAATATCAGTGGTAACAGTAGCACCAGAATCAAGAATAGTGATACCGTGCTTCTTGTAAATCTCAACGATACCGTTAGGACCAGTGCGAGCAGTGTAGTTGGTCAGGAACGAATCTTTTACTTCAGTTTTGAAAAGATTACGCTTGAGATTGGTGCGGTTGATAGCAATTTCATGAACTGCAAAAGTGTCAACCCAGTCATCAATCATTTCCTGAGTAACATCAATACCCTTCTCTTGTTGGCGGCGAATATATGCCTGTCCACGGGCAAAGTAGTCATCGTAGTTAGACTCAGTGCCGTCAGGTTGTGGTTGGTGAAGAAGACCAACCTCATCAATTACATCACCATCATCATAACCATCGTTAGCAGCATAAACGTCAACGAGCATCCACTCGTAGTTGTTAGCAACATACCACATCCAACGGTGGTTACCATTTACCAACCAGTTTTCCAGTTTGTTGGTATCTTCATCCAGAAGAATCACAGGGGGCAGTTTACCAACCTTGTAACCCTTTTCCAAAGAACGTGCTACGCGGTCATACACTTTGCGGTCATTACCACGCTTACGACCAACATTCTTGCGGAGTTTGATGTCTTTAGTATTCACGATTGTAGTATAAAGATACTTACAACTGGAATACTCAGGGCGAACATAACCCTCAACTTCACGCTTCAGATGAAGCATTTCATCAGTATCTTTCGGGTGCGAAACATATTCAGAAGGAATCTGAACTTCGTAACCAAAACCTTGACCAGACATAATAAGTTTTCTAATGCAGTGTGCAACGTGGTGAGGCAATCCCCCAACCACTCATGCAATATACGATGTATCTGCCGTCCCGTCAACCCCCTAAACGATTAGAAGAACTTATCTAACCCAACTGGTTCACCAAAAGAATAGTTATAGGTCAGAGCATCAGCACAGATATAATGACAATGTGTTACAGATACACCCAAACGCTGGCAGAGTTCCTTATGATTGTCTTCCATCATTTCCACGGCATACAACATGTTATCTAAAACGTGTTGTTCACTGTGATATTGACACAAACGATTCTTTAATCCAACAAGAAAGTTTCCACATCCAGCAGAGTTGTCGATGAATGTGCTGCTAGGATCTTTCAACAACTCTTCTGGAATCTCATCAATCATCTGCTCCACAAGTTCCATCGGAGTGAAAACTTCTTGCGTTTCCTTGATTCTTTCATCAGAACGTTCGATGGTTGAACCAACATTTTGGTTGTGCTTATTCTTTGCCATCACGTTCCTCTAGACATCTTGTGTAGGTGGTAATCAAATCATTCTTGCCGAAGTGATACCTACCGTTGCACTGCGTTGCAGCAGCACGAAATTTATCCGCAAACTCTACCATATTATCTACGATTTTCATATCTCGACAGCGTAAAAAGTGATGTCCCTTTGCATAGTGTGTAAAGTTCTCAGTTTTTACTCTACCACTGGGTCCACAACCATATTCACCAACAAAAACATTTGCCTCATCTCGACGTTCATAAGGTAGAAATTCAAAGTCTGGATGCTCTCGCATCATTGGAATCTCGCCCACACCCGTGGCAAATCTAGATGAGTTTTTTACTTCCCAGTGTTGTTTCACTGCATTGATACCACCAGGGAAACATTTTGGGTCACAATCTTCATCTACAACACAATGAAGATGACCTACAATCTTATTGAGTGAGGATGGTTTCCGAACAGAAGTTGGCAGCACAAAACGAATGTCATCAGTTATTTCTGATGTCTTGTTCAGAAATTTGATGGCAAGGTTTCCACCAACACCATAAGGTGGATTGCCAATAGCAAGTGTAAATCTTTTCATATACTATATTTTACAGCAAGTGTGAATCTATGTCTATCCCTAAAAGTAGTTGCACGATGCAATATGTTAGCATCAAACCAAACTAAACGATTGGGAAAAGGAAGAACACCTCTTATTTCTTCATCCACCAAAAACTGAGTCTCTCCACCATGTTCAATGTTCCACTCATCAACTGCATAGTATAAGAATGTAACTCCACTTGTCCCATCAATATGAAAATGTGGATTCTCTGATGGTGCAAAGCAGTTTACATACATCCGAACAATATTGAGTTCAGGAACCAATTTTTGTGTTTCGGTATGAAATAATTCATATATCTCACTGGTCTTATCAATCTCATGAATCATACCTGTTGGTTCATCATCTGGACTATCAGTCTCACCGTAAGAATATCCTGCATGATGACAATATTCAATTACATTATCACATTCATCAAAGGAAAGAAAATTATCAATAACTTGTATTGTTCCCATAACTCAAAACTCTTACGTTGAATGATATTGTAATTCTTGGATAGTTGGTTTTTTTACAAGGAAGAACCTGATGTTGAAGATAAGAAGGAAACATAATTAAATCTCCTTCTGATACATTAGGAATATAAGTATCACCACAGTTATTACTTTCAAACTCCAAACTTAAATGTCTAAGTTGTGCTAAAGGATCGCGAAACTCTGGTGGTTCATGCTCTTGTTTGTTAAAAGACAAGAAATGAATACAAGAAAAGTGTGCTGGTTGTAATACACTTCCTAGATGATCATGAAGTTCTTGATATTCACCATCAAGGTATACATTATACCAGATGTCATTAATATCCGCAGTAAAATCTTTATCGAAAATCTCATCAAGACATTCTGAGTATTGATTCTCCAACAAATTCTTATGCTTGTAGATTAAGTTTACACCTTCAGGTTCACTCTCATAAGATGTTCTAATCTTATTCGTCGTCCACTCTTTTGGGATTTGAAGTCTATCCGATGTTTCTACAATATCTGATACTAAAATATTTTTAAGAATTTCATTATGATGAATTCTTGTCTTAAAAATTGTTACCGGAAATAATTCTTTAGACTCCATCCCTTCAACGCTCACAAAGCATATTCTACTGACATTCCACAACTGTGTCAAGTCTTACATCAACAAATAGAAACTCCATCGGTTCTGATGAAAGATTTCCACCATCATGTGTCACATTAAGAACATCATATACTTGACAATCACCTTCGTCCCATAGTATTCTTTCATTGTTCCAGGTCATATAGCATTTATCCCTCTCAGGTATGCGTAGAGGCACCTGAATACGCTTGTAAGGTTCTCTGTATATGTCTGGGTCTCTATGTGGTTTCAACACTGTTCCAGGGTCAAATAGGGAGTATCCAGAGTATAGAATGTCATCATTCTGATGTATCCGAATCACTTCATCGGTCATCAATTTCTTTCTGATTAAGACAGACTTTGCTGTACTTTTCAACCAATAATGGTGAATGTCTTTATTACAATAACCTCTAGTTGTTGGTGCTCTTTTAGTTGGAAACTTTGTTTCCTTTCCCCACTCGTATAGGGTGTTAAGGTCTTGTTGAGTGATCATAATACCTGAAGTTCAAGTATGGATTGTATGGAGATGTTCTATAAAACTTCACTACTGGTTCTCTATCCTTGTAGAGTTTTATTTTAATGTGCCACGCAAATTGTCCTATATCATAATGTAAAAATTCATCACGCATTACATATTCTTTGTCTATCTCAAAGTTTTTTGATAGTATATCTATGACTTCTTGATGATTTAATTGAAACGGAATTATTTCTATATTGATAGAATCATCAATAAATTCACCATCTTTAGTGAAATCTCCTGCTAAAAAGACATCAATAAAGTTACCTTTGAACAGTTTGATAATCTTTACTGTATCTCTGAAGAATGATGATTTGAACTTCTTGAATGTGTCTAAATGAAATCCACACTTGAAGTTATCGGTGTATGGAAACTGTCTGGTAAAATATATTACTGGGAAATCTACATTGATTTTGTAAGCATCTAGAACATCTTGTGTGAGATAATCTCCATCTCTATCAAGATGATGCACATGAAAGAAAGTGTTCTCAATGTGTGTGCCAAGGGCAGTCATTGATAATTCATACTTAGATAAGTCTAATCCTTTATCAAGTTCTCCCTCAAACTTATCTAATGAATAGTGGATAGATTTGTGGTCACCCTTTGTTACTTCTGTTTCAAATAGTTGATAGTTCATTTGCCAAAGATGTCATTGTGTACACTCTGCTTCACTATTCTTCTAGGAGAACCATGATAAAACCAGAATGTTCCAGAGTATTTTGTGCCTGTGGTAATCTTATTTACTCTGTGATAAAACATCCAATTTGATGGAAATATAATCACATCTCCTATTGATGGTTGATATGATTCTCCAGAAGCAAACTGAATATCACCACCTTTATAGTCTTCATTTAGATATACAGTACAACTCAACACATTCTTTCTTCTTACAAACCACTGAGGAAATAACTCTTCAAGAAAGTCATCATAGTGGTAACTAAATTCTGAGTTGCAATGGTATCTCCTTACCATCATCTCAGAGTAGTAGAACTTTTTAGTGTTGAAGTATGACCAATTAAATGCTCTTACTTTCTCAGAATATAACTTTAACCCTTCATCATATATGTAATCTTGTATCTTTTTTATCACATCAATATCTGGATCAAAGAATGAATCTGCATCATCATTCAGTAATCCATCTGTGTATGCCGTTGATTTATCTAAACCTTCATTACTTATTGAACGAATCAACTCCTCACAATCTTCTACATCAACAAATGATTTGAGATATAGAATATGATCTGATAGATTCATTTCAAACTGACCAGAGTCAATCTCTTTTTCTATTTGATTGACATTGGATTTTATTTTTAGGTTCATACTCTAGAAAATAGTGCTAAGGCATCACCATCATTTATTGATACATCATATTGTTTACCAAGTGTTAGTTTAGAATAATCATATCTTGATAATTCAATACCATTAACAGTAGGATGACCATCAAAGCAAATTAGGTATCCATCTCTAACTGCTCTAAAAGACTCTGTAATCAATTCTCCATCCCAATCTTGCTCTTTAGTCAGACTATTGAATCCAATCATAGAAAAGTCTTCATATGATTGAAATATGGCATCATCATATTTCAAGTGTTTTATATCATATAAAGTACCATTGCTAGTTACTTCAACATAATCTGAATCAAATACTTTAGCAAATCTTCCAGAACCATATAATCCATATTGATACAGAGTATTTCTCATCAGATGATGTTCCGCTGCGACAACTCCTTTTTCACCAATCTCAGCACATATCATAAATTCTTCACACTTTTTGAAGTATCTTTTGAATTTTGGTGGTTTCATAATTCAACTCTCCTCATCTTGATTGGTCCCTTTTTATAAGTTCCTATCTCCGCTTCAATATTTCTACCAACAAGGGATTCTACATCAAGGGTACCTTCAGCAATTTCAGTGTCGTTTATAATTGGTCCAGATTTATCTTGCTTTTCAATCTGCGCTGCTGCTTTCATCATTAAACTTTCAATAAAGCAATCTAAACTATAAGTATCCAGACTATCCAAACTATAGTAGATGAGATTATGTTCTTCTATTTTTTTATGTGAATGGAGTCTGCAAAATCTAACTGCAATTTGCTCAGTTTCCTTTACATACTCCTCTATTCTGAAAATTCCTTTCATGATGTAGTGATGGGATATTTGTATTTAACACCATCCCAAGGATTTATTACAAAAGAATATCTTTCTCCACAAAAATCCTCAACCATGTGGAATTTTCCTGGTGGAAAAATTACCATTCTATTTGTTTTAGGTACAATAATATCGCACAATGGGTTTCCATCTACATGTTCTGATCGAACTTTGTTGAAAGTTTCTTTATCAGAATGTAACTTTACTTCAGTATTGTGTGATATACGCAAATTACCTCCTGTAATTTTGCCAACATAAGGATAATAAACAATAGAACACAGGGGGAATGTCATTAAATCATCCTCATGTTTTCTTCTTTCATCACAGTCTATATGCCATCTTGGTTCTGGTGGTCTTGAGTTTCTATGTGCCCAAAACTCATATCCACTACAATCTTGTAAATTATAGTAAGAGTTTGCTAGATGTATCATTGACAAGCAAAACTCTTGATACACATGCTTAGTATCAAGATTAAACCATAATTCTCTTGTAGATTTTGTAAGTGGTTCTAGTAGACTTCTTTGACACTCTTTCAAAGCAGAGTTATCAATAACATCATCCAATACATGAATACAATTCATACCTTTCTAAAATTAAATGAAATGGAGACTCTTTTTTCTTTAGACTGATTTCTAGTTACATAATGGTCAATAAAACTTGGGAACATATAATATCTTCCTTTTGCTGGTGGGAAGTACGTTCTATACATTGCATTATTATATTGATTTATTTTTGGAATAAAAACTAAATCACCAGACCCTTCAGGTACGGAAAGGTACAACACTGAAGATGCAAAACATTCTCCATGATTATGTGTATTGGTGCTCATATTATGTTCATGTACATGACCCCAATATTGGGTACATCTAATATCATGACCAGTTGCTGTTTTGAAATCTGCTACCATTTCAGAAATAATTTCATCAACTATTTCATTGGGAGGACAAAAACTATCTTCATTTCTACTATTATAAGTTTTTTCTGATAACTTACTATCTACATTTTCCAATACAATATCATTTAGAGCGTCAATATCTGCAGATACATCACCTTCAATTACATCAATTTTGGTAATAGTTGTGGTTCTTATATTACTCATCACGAACCTCTCGCAATATGGTACCAATTACCAGACATCACTGATTGTATTCTTTCCTTGTCCTTTTTAACATCCATATCCCACATACGGTCTCTCTTCTCCATATCTGGACAATAACAATATGATTGAAAATCTATTGAAAATATTTTATTGGTCTTAAATTCTACGATAAAGTTAACCGTAGCAAAATCAGTGAAAGTCCACGGACTAATCCGTTTCACAACATCTTCTTTTATTATTTCTGCAAATTGTGGCACAATTGTACCAACTCCATATCCTTTAATAAATTCTACGTTATAACTTACATCATTACCATCAACTGTATATGTAAACTCTGGAATCAATACTCGATTAAAATTTTCATTCTTTAGTCTTTCAAGTTTTTCAACCATATGATCCCTATATTCTTCTGTTTTACAGTGTATAGTTTTCAAAAGTCGAAAGGATGCTTCTAAAGATACTGATTTTCTATCTTCCCCATAATGAATACCTGACTTGTATTTTTTCATGACTCATTTTCTCCAATTTGCAACATACCCCAAGAGGTTCCAATATATTTCTCTCCACCAATAGGTGGATTTCCTCGGTGAACGTGAGTAAATCCTGCTGGGAAAATTATAACTCTCCCTTGCTTTGCACTGATTCTCTTATTCATATACAAAAATTCAGTCTCCCCAGCCTCAAACTCATCATTCAAATATGCTTGCACAACAAATTGTCTGGTGCAATATGCAATCCTAGAGTTCTCATAGTGCCAATTATGAAAACCACCGCCAACAGGAATTTTTTTTACTTTGACATCATATAGTAAAAACTTACATTCGCCAAAGACACTATATCTTTTTAAATAATTGTTTACTGGTTCTCGAATATAGGGTAAAAAGTTTTTTCCTAACCAAGAACCATTAGTTGTATGATATTGATGAGATGCGTTATATGATTTGTGATCTGTTAAATGCTTCTTCTCTCCAGCAGATGACAATGAATCACATTCTTCTAATTTATCAATAAAATTTATTAAAGTTTCGCAATGAGTTTCTGGGATTGCACCATCATATACTCCTATAAAATCGTCCATAATAAAATCAAGTTATTATAATCTAGTTATAATAGATTAATCAGGGTCCGCACTAGTAGCACTACCCTCAGTTGTGCCACCATAAGTGGTAATGCTGTAATTATTTCCATCAGTAACAATCCAATATCCATTTTCTCCACCTTCTCCTCCATTTGAATCTTTTTCACCTTTTCCTTTTTCACCATTTTCTCCATCATCACCAAGATCTCCTCCATTACCACCATCTCCACCAATCGCTTCACCATCTTGTTTGCCACCTTCGCCGCCGCTACCGCCGCCATTTTGACCACCATCTTCACCTTTTTCACCATCTGCTTCCCAACCATTACCACGTTCTCCACCATTTCCTGAGGGTAGTCCAGCGCCACCGCCGCCACCACCGCCAGATGCTAGTTCATCATCCCATTTATCAGTATCATATGCACCACCGCCTCCAGCGCCACCACCGCCACCACCAGCAATAAGACCGCTATTGTTGATGGTTACCGGATATGAAAGACCTAATCCACTAGTTCCGTTTTCACCATCTTCACCTTTATCTTTGTTATTATCTCCACCCTTTCCTCCATTACCACCAGCACCTATAATTTTTCCACTACCACCAACATCAACTATTAACTGTGTTCCACCATTCCAAGTACCAGTTTTTAATGCTACTAGTGTTCTATTACTAGACTTTTTAGAACCAATTTTTTTATTGACATGTATCCTAACTTTAGTACCCGAAGAATTTGAAGGTCTAGATCTAAATCCTCCAACACATGGAACTTGTCCTGAACTATTGCTATTGTATTTACTTCTGGCATTTTGGCGATAAACTGTTCCTCCAGAATAGTAATTTACAATGATATTAAGTCGTTTCCCATAAAAGTCACTAAATTTAATTTGACCAGACTGAGGTATACCACTATCCAATGGTAAATTCTTTAGTGCGCCAAAACTTTGACTAACACGATACTTTCCAAGACTACGTGATCCATTTTTCCCAAACTCATTTTCAATCTGGGAAAATTTAAGTTGACCAGATGATTGAAGTGCCATATCAGTTATTAGTAGAGGTTATTCCAGGTTGTGCCGTTATATCCTTTATGAACATTATTATCTGTATCATAAACAATCTCACCACCTTGAAGTCCAGTAAATGCTGATATCTGTGCAGCAGTTACTCTTGGAACTCTCATATATTCTCTCGTTGCAAATGCTGGATCATCTGCAGAACCAACATTACCAAAATCTACAACACAAGGAGTTCCAGACCCAAATGTATTTGTGGCAACACCAATCGCACCAAAAACTGAAATTGTTGTTGGAGCATTGATGCCACTCACACCTCCAACCAAATATTCAGTTCTGATACCAACTTGTCCCTGTGGATTTATTATGAAAGAACTAGTTTCATCATTAACTGCAAATACAAGAGATTGTCCTGATATATCAGTACCAATACCAATCTTATCTGCTGTTAGTGTTTGATTAACAATAACATCTCTAAAGGTTGAAATCCCTGTAGTAATATTTACATTACCAATAAGATTTCCAGTTACATCAGCAGTTAATCCACCTGATATATTTAAGGAACCTTCAACAGTTAAGTCTGTTTCAACAACACCACTTCCAGTAAGATACAAATCTGTCGCAGTTACAATACCAGTGCTTCTTATGGAACCAGTAACGTCCAAATCATATTCTGGATGTGTTATACCAATTCCTAAATTACCATCATATGTCAATGCCATTATGGGGGCAGTTGAATTATGCCAGTAGAAAGAACCAGTATCAACACCTACAGTACCTGCTTGTAGGCGACTGTTGATGTTTCCATCACCATAATTGATGATGTCTAATGAATATGGTGTGGTATAATTTCCATCATCATCACCATACTTAAGAGCAGCATTCCATCCAATTAATGAATCGGATCTGCCGATAGAAATAGTTGAAGTATCGTTTTCACTTATTAGTCTCAGTGATGCTGGTGTTGTAGTATAACCAACTCTTCTAATAAGAATATCTGAATTGTTACCAAGTGCATCAGAACCTATTGCAACTCTTCCTGTTAAATAGTCAGTTCCAATACCAAGAATTGTAACTGTCGCAACACCAACAGTTAAGTCATCAATATCTACCTCTGCATCAGTAGTTAATGATGTTGCTGTGGATGCTGTTCCAGTGACTGTACCAATAAAACTAGATGCAAAGATTGTATTTGCAGTAACAACACCAACAACAATATCTGGAGTTCCAACCAGAGTTGATGCAGATGATGCAACACCAGTAAGACTTCCTTCAAATGTGGTTGTTGCAGTGATTATACCAGATTGAATAGTATCAGATTCAAAATGAATGGCAGTTGCAGCAGTACCAACTGATAAATCTCTAGTTACAGTGAGACCACCACCAACAACAATTTCTTGAGGTAGTTTTGAATTCAACAATACAGGAATTCTATCATTGCTGATAGTTCCATATACAATTTTACTTGCATCTAAATCTTGAATATCAGAACCAATACCAACGAAAGTTCCTGAAGTTGTAATACCACTAATCAGAACATCGCCACCAGAACTAATACCAACACCAGTCCCAAATCCTGCAAGAGCATTATCTGCATTTCCTCCAACCTGGAAAGTAAAGCGTGGATCTGTCGTTCCCACTCCAACATTTCCGGCAGCATAAATGCTGGTATATCCTAAACCTGCATCAACATCAACCCACTGTGATGTGGGCATACCTTGAAGATAGCGAGCATCACCATAGTATGTGACAATACCTGGAACACCAAATGATGCGTCAGTTGCGGTAATAATTCCATTTCTAATACTAACTCCACCACCAACAAGAGAGGTTAGATTTAGTGTATCAACACTGATTCCACCAGAAACTTCCAGTGATTTACCAATTAACGTAGTCGCTGTGACAAATCCAGTTACAGTAATATTTCCATGAACGTCAAGTGATTGGGTTGGAATTGTAGTTCCTATTCCAACCAGTCCTGTTGGACTAACAACAAAGTTGTTGTCATCAACTTGAACACCATTACGAAAATTAAACTGCTTGTTATAATTCGCCATCTCTGGATGCTTTTCTAGTTATTTAGTTTCTCTTCAAGGGCAGAAACCTTTTCAGAGAGTTCTTTGACTGCTTCAATCAGTAATGCTGTAAGTTTTTCATACTGAACTGTCTTATAATCGGTATCTTTACCCTCATTGATAGCAGCAGAACCAACTGCTTCTGGAAGAACTGCTTCTACTTCTTGTGCAGAAACACCAACCATTCTTCCATCATTATTATATCCAAGTTCAATAGCAGCATCACTAAACTCATAAGTAAATCCATTCAATGAATTTACTTTATCAAGAGCACCAGTGATACCAACCTTATTAGACTTCAGTCTATCGTCAGATACGAATGCATAAATGTCATTCGCAACATATAATCTATTTTTGTTTGGATTATAGTAAATACCACCGTCAGTAAAGAGATTCTTGTTTGTATAAGAAGATGTGTTTGAAGTTACAAAGGTAAGGAAGTGATTAGCGTTAGTGCTTCTTGCTTTTGTCCTGATTGTGTCAGAAGCAGATGCTTGACCACTAAGTGTTGTAGCAGTAACAGTGCTACCATTTATAGTAACATTATCAATAGTTGCAGATCCAGAAACACTTAATGTACCAACAATTGTAGTGTTATCTAATGTTGTGCTACCATCAACATTCAAACCATCAAGTTGAGTTGTTCCATCAACGTCAAGATTGCCAGTAACAACCAAATTATCATCAACTGTTGTTGTTCCACTATTAGAATCAAGAGTTAATCCACCAGTAGCAGTGTCAATTTCATTATCATTACTACCGTTAGCGATTCTAATCTCACCAATGTGAGCAACTGCCCATGGTTTAGATGCTGATCCAATATAAGCACCTTCATCAGTATCAGGAACAATACCAGTGTTGAAAGTTGTTTCACCCATAACAGTAACGGTGCTTCTGAGTGTTGTGATTCCAGTAACATCTAAACCACCGTTAGTATCAATATCATCACAAACAAACAGTCTCTTACCGATAGCAACACCACCAGCAACTCTGAGAGCAGCATTTTGATCAGTGCAATTCAGAGCATCTACCTGACTCTTGATGTCAACAGAACCTGCTGTTCTTAGCGATGAAGGTACACCATTCAGAATCAAAGTTTCTGCAAGTCTAACAGTGCCAGTGAATGTAACTGGACCGTCAAACTGTGAAAGAATTTGCTTGGATTTACCACCCTCAACCAGAATTCTTTCCTTAACAATAACTTCATCAAATACAACAGAAAGTCTGTTAGGATCTTCACCGGTTACAGTAGGTGTTGGTACATCGAACGTCTTCTGCTCACCAGATTGTGCCGAATACTTGGTGTTACCAATATAGAAATCACCATCACTGTCCATACCAGTGTAAAGAACAGTACCACAAGCAGTTTCTTGGGATTGTGAAAGGAACTCTTCATCTTCAGAAAGAGTTTTAATTTGAACCTGAGGCAAACCAGTTGAATAGTTACCAGGTCCATAACCAAGATATTCGAATGTATGACCAGAAGCACGGAGAATAGATGGTCTACGTGATTCTAATGGCAACAGATTAATCTTTTTGATTTCAGAGTTTTGTGCATGAGATTCAATGATTGTTCCCATTGAACCACGAATAACTTGAAGTTCATCATTATTTGTTCCAACAAGTTCACTCGATTTTACTCTCATGATCTCATTATCAATCTGGATATATGAACCTACAGGGAATCTAGATTCAATTTTTGCTGTAGAACCACCAGGACGCTGTACTCTAAACTGAGAAACGCTAACATTAATAGCAGTGGTTGTTATCAGAACATTGTTGTCATAGAATGTTAAAGATCTTGTTCCAATATTTTCACCAAAACTATCTGCACTAGCATTGTTTGCAGAGAAACCATGCTTCAAGAACTGAGTTGCAGAACTAATGTTTGCTGATGTGTTAATATTAAACGTATTTGTAGAACCCTTGGTGACACTATTGAGATAATACTCACCTAAGTTATTGTTACTTGCATCCAACAGTGTGATGGAGTTTCCAGCAGTTAAACCAGAACCTTCGCCAGATGTAATTGTAAATGTATTTGAGTTATTATTTACAGAATGGTTTGATATTGTTCCAACTCTACCAATAACTGTTGCATATTCTCCAGGAACTGGTAATGGGTCTCCCGCTGTTCTTGCAATAGTAATTTGATTTGCAGCACCAACAGAAGAGATTTTATAGTAACCACCACCAGTAGTTCCAATACCTGTTATTTGGACATAATCGGTGGTTGCATCATTGATATCATCTGTAGTAATTGTAAGTGATGCCTGAGGAACTCCACCAATTTGATTTGCATCAAAGAAAAGAGTTTCACCATTAAGATATCCAGAACCTGGTGAAGTAATTACTGCATTTGTAACAGCACCACCATTAACAGTAACTCTTGCTAAAGCACCATCCCAAACTAAGTTAAGAACTTCAAGATTTGTTGGGGCTAAGGTTGAATTATTAATAAGTCTAACGTTGGAATATGTTCCATCAGTATGACCAGATCCACCATTTAAAGTTGTGAAGGTTGTAATACCTGATAAACCATGTTGCCCCTCAAAAGTAAGAGTTGCAGAAGTATTGGTTGAAGTCAGTGAGGTAATCTCTTTTCCAACATTAAAAGTCTTAGAGAACTTATCTGCAGATTCTCTTGTCAAACTTCTCTTCAAGTCGTTAGTAACAACTTCACCAAGAGGAGTTCTCTTAGCATAACTTACTGCAGCAGGTGGATTATCATCGAAATTATCTCTATCTAACTGAGGATAGAGGTCTGTGATGTTCTGACTATACTTATTTCCTGCAAACTCACCACTTGGGTCTTGGATTGCATTGTTGGCGTTCAAAACATACAGATAATAAACACCATCCTGAACATCCTTAACATATGGTGTAATAACTTCTACACGATAGATGTAAAGGTTCTCCTGAGCGTCATTTCTCTTTAATGTTGGGAGAGTTTTATTGCGGGTATTGGCATCAAAGTTTGAAGTGCCTGGTGCATGAGTAATATCAAAGATATCAACATCACCGACAGTGAAGGTATTGCTATCCTTAACATCAACTACTGTAAACGAACCGTTGAATCCAAAGTTGTCTGTACCAGCTTCGTTAGTTGTACTTGTTACTCCTTCGATAACAACAATATCATTGTTTTTGAGATTGTGTGGTAAATCTGTGCTGTAGACAATAGTATTGGTTGCATTATTATATGTACAGGTGCTGATAAACTTTGGATTACGACCGAAATCATAATCTGCAGTAGTGATTGCACTCAGATTGAAATCAGAATTTTCTCTGACATTAACTGTGCTAGATTCTTGAAGGATGAATCCACTTACAGGATCTCTAGCATTGATAAGTTCTTTTGGAACAACATAACGCAACTTGTAAATCTTTTCGTCAAGACTTCTACCATCTTCTACTCTCTTAACGATAGAGATTTCACTATCACCAGTTTCACCCTGCAAATAGGTATATAAGGCACTATTTGCTTCAACATATACGAACCAGTTACCGATATCATAATCGTATTGAATTGGATGACCAATTTCTCCAGCAGATTTATCAGATACTCTACTTTCTACCTTTAACTCTTCACCACCATAACTGGTAATATAAAGTGGTTGTGCAGCATCTGCATTCGTTCTTGATGATGCGAGTTGGAATTGAGAACCAGTAAGAGTAACCCCATCAGTTCTTGTGCTGTTCTTAAATGATGTAACAGCATAATAAACTCTATTTTCATCAAGTCCTTCTGGAAGATCACCAGTTTCACTAAAGACACGAACAGTTTCACCGTTTCTTAAATTGTGACTATTTACAGTGTTGTAAATGGTTATCGTTCCAGTCTGGTCAGTTGGTGGCGTTGAAATAACTACATTGGTGTATAACTTAGTTGCATCATCAGTACCAGATATTGCATTATCTGCGCCAGTTCCTGTTGGAATATCATTGGTCATCAAGATTCTGGCACCATGCTCTACAGCAGCACCACCAACAGTCTCTACCAAGTAAACTCTTTCATCACTTTTTGCACCAATTCTATATCCCTGTGAGATAATTGGTGGTTCAATATCTAAGTTTGAATATCCAAGAAGATATAATCTTTGAGAATCTGATGTATTTGTAACTAAATCAGCATCAAACTGAACCCATTCAATATCAACTTCTGGTGTTGCAATTGATCTTGGAGTTACAAAACCAGTTACATATCCCTTATCATCTTTACCAAATGCTTCTGTTTTGAATCCATCAGAAGCGAGAGAGAATTGACCAAAGTTGGAGTTGGAGTTTGTGATTGAAGCATCACCACCACTCAAACATTCAAAGTGCTTATGGAAACCAATAGCAAAAACAGAAACGACCTGAATAACAGAGTCGTTAGACATCTTGATATGAGTTGTCTTCCAACC